TGAAGAAGCATTGGAAGGTAACCGAATGTCTTGTTGGTATTAATCCTTTATCTAAGGAATGGGATGATTTCCATACTTATTTAACAGAATATAGTACAACCAATATGATTGCCGGAGATTTTTCAGGCTTTGATACCAGAATGGCTGCGCAGATTACTGCGGCTGCCGCCCAAATTATGGTGCGGTGGTATGAAGCCGCTGGAGTGTCACAAGAAGATTTAAAACTCGTTAAAGGAGCATTATCTGATATTGTACACCCAAATATTCTTGTAGATGGTGATTTATATAGATTTGCAAATGGGATCCCATCAGGGAACCTTATTACTGTTCAATTGAATAGTGTATGCAATTCTATTATGATGCGATATGTATATTATGCAATGATGCCTAATATTCGCGAAAAATTTGCTAAAAATGTTCGCTTAGGTACATATGGTGATGACAATGCTATGTCTGTCAAACCACATTGTAAATTTTATACACACACAACATGTCAACAAGAATTTGATAAGTTGGACATTGGTTATACAATGGCCGACAAAGATGCAACATCTAGACCGTATATTACGATTGATGAAATTTCATTTCTTAAACGATCATTCGTTAAACATGAAGAGTTACAGATTGTAGTTGGTCCTATTGAGGAAGATTCTACACTTAAACGTTTTCATTGGTTAAAGAAACCAAGTGATACACCTTTAGGTTTTTCTGAGCAATTTGGTGCTTATACGGATGGAGCTCTTCGTGATTATTATTTACGAGGTAGAGTTGCATATGAAGAATTTTTACAAAAATTAAAGAATATTGTAGAACTTAACCCTGAACTTAAGGGTGTTGTTCTTTTTATATCTTATGATGAAATGACAGAAATTCTTCGTCCAGACTATTCGTCTGATTATGTGAATAAGAATGAACAATTATTCGCACACTCCATGGGGAGTGATTAAACCCATGTAAAATCTTTTTACCCCAATTGTAGATATGTTCCCACGGGAAACAGAAAGGGGGCTCTATTATGATCGCACATTATCGTCATCGCCTAACGATTTTGTGGACCGCTTGTGGAGCAGCTTATTTAAGGCCAACGAGCGTACTAGTATAACCGACTAGTACGTTTTTAAAATTTCAACGGTTACTATTTTTAAAATTTATTATAAAGCCTACATGCTTTCAAAAACTGTAATTTATATATTTTTATGTTTTATGGCAATGATCACTTCTTTAGGGACGATGATTAGCCAATTATGTATTGTAGAAGAGCTACTAGCAAAGTTACCCGCGATCCGTGTAGGATCAGGTGTAGCAGGTATTACTCGCCAACAATATGTTGACAGATTAACTTGGATTAAAGAGTTATTACGTCAATCAAGTATTGTTAATTGGAGAGATCGCCAAAATTTTGCAAGGGTATCCCAGGCACTTGAGGTTTTGAAACTCGAAGATTCTAATGGATCAATTCGAAAACAACCTTATTGTGTAGTTCTAACTGGTTTTCCCGGTTGTGGCAAATCCCGCTATGCACTTGAGATAGCAACTGCTTGTCTTCGAGAGCGATATGGAAATGCCTATGCTGGTGATATTGTTACCCTTAATGAAACTGATGAATTTCAATCTGAATACAGAACCAATCATAAAGTTGTCATTTTTGATGACCTTGGTGCTGAAGCTATTAAATCTAATTCTCCTAATCCTTGGAGAAAGGTATTAGATTTTGTTAACAATGTTCGGAAAACTTCACTTAATCCTAATGTTGAGATGAAAGGAAATGTTTTTATTGAACCTGATCTAGTAATTATCACGACTAACCTTAAGAGAGAACTTAGTGTATCTTCATTTATGGCTGCCTCTGGGGCAATCTATAGACGTATACAGAAGTATATCAAACTTGAGGATGGTTATGAGAAAGCTGACTTCACACATTTCATAAAGCCGAAAAATCCGATGTACGGGTATACGACAATATTGGTGTGGATATATCAGCTTCAGAATTATCTCCAGAAATTTCAAGAAAAGATTTATTAAAAGAAATAA